GCTATGGATATTCAAACTGGTATGCAAGACATTCAGACCAAACTAAACCAGCAAGGCACACAACGCTTTATCAAGCCCTCTGACATAGATAGCAAAACTTGGAAAGAAATATTTAAAGACTTTGAGTGGGAAGTGGAAGTAGAGGTGACTAACGAGCAATCAGATAAAAATACCATTCTCACCACCCTGTCTTCAGTCTTACAGACTATCGGCACTAACCCAATGATTTTACAAGACCCTAATATGAAACTCCTCTTTAACAAGATTATGGAGATGACTGGCAGTATCTCCCCTTTAGAATTATCAAATGCCAAGGCGCAACCTGTATCACCGATGGTCGGTGCGATGATGCCAGGTCAAACGTCACCTATGGCTAATTTAACAAATAATCAAACTTAATATATGGATAAAAAAAGAACAATAATGCCCAACGGGCGCTATACAGACGACGAATTGGAGCTATTAAAATCAGTCTTTGCCGAGAATTTGCCTTTAATTAAGACACTTAGGAAAGTAATGTTAGGACTTGATATGAGTGAAGCTGAAGAAATACAATGGAAAAATACTTTTCACAATAACGAAGTCTTGATGACCTTAATGCGCAAGATGTTCTTACCGGAAATAGATGGCGATGCTCCCATTCATCAAATCGTAGACCTTCATTTAACCTTAGATTTGAATAACAAACTGCCAGATGAATTAGATTCAATTATCAAAGCCAGAGTTTTATTAATTAATTACTTAAACAAACGCTTAAAATATTTAGCAGGCGGTAAAGAAGAATCAACATATTTAAAAATCAGCGACTTTGAAGTTAATGAAGTTAATTTGCGCTCCAGACGAGATGTTATTATGCACATTGAGAACCAATTAGCAGAAATTAATGGTCTGGCTGGCTATAAACAAGAGACACCTGAAGAAACCATCAAGCGCCTTGAACAAAATTCTAATAAATAAATATAGGGGAGAAGTAACCCCTAAAAACATTCTATGGATAATGAATTAATGGACACTGAGGAGTCCTTAAACCCTCAAGACGGCGAGGAAACCACGCCTGAAGATACCGAACAGCCCAACCAAGAGCTTATCAAGGCTCAAGAGCTGGCTAATAACCAGAAGATACGGGCTGAAAAGGCTGAAAGCGAATTAAAAAAGCTCAAAAGCCAAAAGGTTGAAGAAGAACAACCTAAAAAAACTTCAGAGGATAACTTCTCTTTAAAAGACATTAGAGCTTTAAACAGCGTTCACGATGAAGATGTTGACAAGGTGGTTAAATACGCCAAATTGGAAAATATCTCTATTCCTGAAGCTGTTAGAAGTCCCATTATGCAAGTCATTTTAAAAGAAGCAGATGAACAACGAAAGACCGCTAAAGCCGCTAATACAGGCGGTGGCAAGCGGGGAGTATCCAAACTATCCGATGAAGCTATTTTAGCTGAAGTAGAGAAGGGCAATATCTCAGAAAAATACGAAGATATTGAACGCTTTGCCGAGGCTAGACATAATTTGCGGATGGAGAGGAAAATATAGGAAACTTGAACTTTGTTTAGGTTTAATCGGTGGACAATTTAATTAATAAACTTAAACAAAATGAATACTGTAGGAACTTCAACACTAAGTACGACTTGGAGACTTAAATATTTTCAGGCAGCTTTGGAAAAAAATCTCCGTAAGGCCTTAGTGTGCGAAAAAATTTGCACAGTGGATAGGTCAGACTCAAAATATCTGTCTAATCCATACGGCAACCAGCCTTCCGCTACTGTTGCGGCCATTGCTGGTTCATACAGCGTCTCTGCTTGGACAACAACTGATGATACTATCTCAGTAACTGACCAAGTAACTTATGCTGAACATATTTACGAATTTGAATCTACTATGACCAGAGTAGATTTAGCCGCTTCCAGAATTGACGAAATGACTTACGCTATTGCTTACGGCATTGATTTGTTTGTCTTAAACAAAATCACTGATGTTGCAGCTGGTACTTATGACACCCCAACTGGTGGCTTTACTACTCCAGCTAATATTCCAGAAATTATCGCTAACCTTTGCTCAAAAGTAATGGGTTATGCTGAAACTTACAAAGGTCTTTTCTTGGTAATTGAGAACGGCGATGTTGTTGGCTTTATTCAAGCTCAATTGGCATCTGGCTTCTCTTATGCTGATGCAGCTCTAAGAAATGGCTTTATGTCCTCTTACGCTGGCGTTGATATATATGTAGTTAGAACTGACACTTTCACCACTGCTACTATCGGCACTTTGACTTCTGTCAATTCAGGCCATAGGTTATTTGGTGTTAAAGGCGTTGCTACTTATCTTTCACCTAGAGGCGTACAGATGGAAGAGAAGATGGTCACTCAAAAGACTGGCCGTGAAATTGCCTGCTATGGCAATGTCGGCGCTGGTATTTGGGCACCAAAGACTAGTTTGCTCGTTGATATCACTATTAAATAAACCCTCTTTAATTTATTCGGGGAGTTTTTAGGGCGGTATAGTGTCCGCTCCTATACACCGATTAGTGGTCTCTATCCGCTCTGGATTATTCCCCGAATGAAACTAATTTATTAACTTGAAATATTATGGCTAAAAAGAAAATTCAAGAGGGAAGTGGCGAATTAACCATCGCCAAAAAAGATGGCGATATAGATATTGAGCAACTTACCCCAAAACAAAAATTTGAGGCCTTAATTGAGGCTTACAAAAAACAAAACCCATTAAAATACGAACAAAAAAAAGAAGAGTTAGAAGCCCAACTTAATAATTTATAAATCAAATAAATGAAAAAATATAAAAACAGAATACAATGGGCAATCATAATTGTAATTGGAATAATAGCTGTTTCTAGTATCGCATTAGCTTCTTACGGAGGCATTAGAAATATCATCTTGGAAAGTGGGGCTATTATGAACTATACCGAAGCTCCTAATGCTGATAGCGTTGTTCCTAACACTGGTGAAGAAGAAGTTGGCGCAACTATCAACGGAATAATTTATTCCCGCTTTTTAAATGTTAATGGTATCAACGAATGGTATTCAAGTCAGACAATGAAAACTGCCACGACTACTCTTTGTTCTATCGTTAACCCCAAAGGCACGGCTACCACCACTTTAGTATCTTTCAGCATAGATATCATTACTGGCACTTCTACCGCTTCAACTGTAGTTATGGCGACTTCTACAAGTCAATATGCCACGACTACCACTGGTAATTTAATCACCGCTCAGACAGTCGCTGCTAGTAGTCCTCTTCAGACTATGTACAGACCCGCAGTTGGTATTAATGGTCAGGGCACGATTATCGGTCCTAGTGAATATCTTTTAGTTAAGACTGAAGGCGCTGGACTTTCTGGCTACACTTATGTTGGTACTTGCAAGGCTGTATTTAGAGACTTTTAGATTGCTTTTATCCTCTGCCGATTTAGGTCGGCAGGGATATAAACGCAATTAAATGAAAATATTATTAGGTGTAATTTGCACCGACTATATTAGAGCCAAAACAGTTGCCACTATTGCCTCCATCCTAAAACTCTACCCTGATGCCCAATTAATAATTAAGCAGGGCTGTTATCTGCATAAAAATCGAGAAGAAGTCTGTTTAGAAGCGATTACCGGACAATATGATTATCTCTTCTTCATAGACGCTGATATGTGTTTTTCAGCTAAGGTTTTAGACCGTCTTATTGAAGCAGACAAAGAGATTATCGGCTGTGATTATTCGCAAAGGCACTTGCCTAAAGTCTCCACTATGAAAATGGAAGATGAAGAGGGCAACCTGATAGCCAGAACAGGCCTAATGCCAGAAGAACCTTTTAAAGTTCACGCTTTAGGTGCAGGATGTCTCTTAATCAAGACTTCGGTTCTGAATAAGATAGACAGGCCTTGGTTCTGGTATGGCGAACCTAAAAAACAAGTTGGCGAAGATGTTTGGTTTTGCAGACAAGCCAAAAAGTGCGGCGTGGATGTCTGGTGTTTGCCGAGAGTAGAAATCGGACATTTGGGCGAAATGGTGTTTTGAGGAGAGTTTATTTACTAATATAAAATTATGAAATATTATCCAAAAACATTTACCGTCACGATTGCTTCACCAGCAGTCTTTACCTGTACTGACCATAATCTTTATCCTGGCGATGAAGTGATTTTATTTACTACTTCTGCCTTGCCAACAGGCTTGACCGCCACTACAGGCGGGTCAGAGACTATTTATTATGTTATTAAGCCAGGTTTAACCACCTCTACCTTTCAAGTCTCAGCTTCTAAGTCAGACAATCATAATGCTACGGCTGTTAATACTACAGGCTCGCAGTCAGGCACTCATACTTTCTTAAAAAATAATCAGGATAATTTATCTCCCTTAGTGGAAGATTGTAAATAAAATATGGAATTAACTATTAACGCACCAAGTCAAGGAATTGCTCAGTCCCCTCATATCGGTTTTGCCAATGTGAGGGATTTAGATATTTATTCTATTCCTGGTGTAGTGCAACTCAATAATGTCTTAGCCAAAGAGAGCGCTGATGTCATTGACTCAACGCCTTTGTGGATTGTCAAAAACCCCGCTAGTCCAGTTAATCTGTATGCCCTCTCTTTAAATGGCAAAATTTGGAAATCAACTAACTCAGGCGATACTTGGGCAGAATTAACTGGTCAGACCGCAGGGGGAGCAGGGCAGGGTGCGATTGTTTGGAAAGATTATCTCTTTATTGCTTACGGAGCAGGCATAGATGTCTATGGTCCACTCTCAGGTACAGTCGCTTGGACAAAAGCGTGGCAAGCCCTAACTTCTGACTCTGCTTATCAACCAATGCTCGTCTCTAAAAATGACGGCAAATTATATATCGGTAATGGCAGATATATCGCCTCAGTTGAAGAAAACTCAGGCCAGAACTTTGCCCCTGGCACAGGAGCTACATATACCTTTACCGCTCAGGCCTTAGACTTGCCTGAAGATTACCGCATTAAATGCTTGGCTGAGTTAGGCACTTATTTGATGATTGGCACTTGGCAAGGCACAAATATACGATTTGAAGATAGCTGATATCTTCCCCTGGGACAGGTTCAGCCCTTCCTTTTATGACCCTATTATCTTAAATGAAAACGGGGTTAATGCGATGATTACCATTGGCTCTTCGCTTTACATCTTAGCTGGACTGCAAGGTAATATTTACAAATCTAATGGCACTAATGCCGTGCAGATTGGACAAATCCCGCAATCTATTGTCAACTTAACCGCTGGCAAGTATTTAGTTCCTTTCCCAGGAGCTATTACTGAATACAAAGGCAAGATTTATTTCGGTATTTCTGGTGATAGCACTTCCACCACTATCGGCAATTGCGGAGTTTATTCACTCTATCAAACAACTAAAGGTAATATCTTAACTTTAGAACATACCATAAGCACCACTGCCGATGGTTCAGCGAGTGTAGTTTTAATTGGTTCACTCCTACCAATTACCAGAGATATTTTAACAGTGGGCTGGCGTTCCGCTGCCACTTACGGCATTGACCGCACCAGCATTTCAACCTATGGCACAGCTGACACTTACACAGCTTATTTTGATACGCCTTTATATAAAATTGGCTCTAATAAAAACCTTATCAAACTGAAAGATATGGAAATTTCTTTTGTCAAGGAGTTAGCCGCCAATGAGTCTTTTAGAGTTCAATACCGAGTTAATCTGACTGACTCTTTCACCACTTTGAAAACCGATACTTATTCTAACTTAGGAGCGGTTATCTCAGCTAATTACAACATTGATACTGAATCAGATATTCCGCCTTGCGAGTATGTGCAGTTTAGAATTTCTTTATGCGGCACAACTACGACCCTGCAATTAAAACAATTAGTTTTTAAATATTAAAAATGGATTTAAAGATAGAGACAAATTACATACCCACCGAAGAACCGACAAATTGGAGCGATATTGAGGGACTAAATAAGCCTGAAAACAATGCTACCCGCAATCAGATATTTGCTCAAAATGACGCACCTACCGCAGATTACAAGGAAGGTGATTTATGGTTTGACACAGACGACAATAACACCACTTACAGAGCTAATGATTCTCTGCAATGGGTATCAGTTAAAGACGGTTCCATAGCAAATAAGATTACTACTTTTGCTCAAGCCTCAATTCCAACTTCATTAGCAATTGGTGATTTATGGATTGATACTGATGACAAAAACAAATTATATCGGGCGGCTAGTGTAGGCGCTAATGAGATTAAAGCTGGCGAATGGGTAGCAGTAAGAGACACTGATATAGCCCAAGCTTTAGCTGATGCAGCCACAGCTATTGGTGATGCGGCAGATGCTCAATCAACAGCCGATGGTAAAGTAGTAACCTTTTATCAAGCTACTGCACCGACTGCCGAAGCTACGGGCGATTTATGGATTGATACTGATGATGACAGGCTTTATAGATGGTCTGGTTCATTATGGGTTGAAATACAAGATGCTGATATAGCTTCAGCCATTTCTGCCGCTGGTACGGCTCAATCAACAGCCGATGGTAAAGTAGTAACCTTTTATCAGGATAATGTACCTACTTCAACTGCTGCAGGTGATTTGTGGGTTGATACAAATGATAATAATAAATTATATAGAGCCATTATAGCAGGTGCTAACGAAATCAAAGCAGGCGAGTGGGTGTCAGTTAAAGATGGTACTATTATTACAACTTTTACCCAAGCCTCTGTGCCAACAGCTTTAGCAGCAGGCGACTTATGGTTTGACAGTGATGACTCTTATAAGCCGTATAGAGCAACTAATGCAGGCGATGATGAAGTCAAAGTAGGTGAATGGGTAGCCATTAATTTTGCAGATATTGGTGCAACTGTCGGAGCAACCGCAGGTACTGATTTAAAAGATAGCAGTGCAGTAGTTTTGGCTGACAGGGAAGTAAAAAATATCGGCAATATGACAGCAGGCGAAACGATAGCGGGAGCAACTACGCCCGTGCCAGTTTATCTTAATAGTTCTGACAACAAAGTTTATAAGTGCGATGGTAATGTTTCTACGGCTTTACAATGTATCGGCTTTGCCATTTCTACCGGCAACGCTAACGATAGTATTAAAATTCAATTTATCGGTATTGTCGGCGGCTTTAGTTCTTTAACAGTCGGTTCAATTTATTACTTATCTGATACGGCAGGGGAAATATCAGCCACATCAGGAACATATAAAATTCAGGTTGGAATTTCAACTAGTGCCACAGAAATATTTATTTACTTGGAAGATGTAGGAACTCAATTCGGGATAACCATTTCTGATAATTTAAAAGCCAGTGCTAATACTGAAAGAACACAAATTTCAACTTCCTGGACTAAGAAAAAAGAAATTAAAGTTTTATTAGCAGGGTCATTAAGAGTTAAATTTGACCTTAAATCTGTAGCGGGTGGCTGGATAGACGGTAGAATTTATAAGAATGGTGTTCAAATTGGAACAACTCATTCTATTAATAATACTTCTTATACTACCTATACAGAAGACTTTTCTGGAATAGCTATAAATGATTTAATACAAATTTATTTACTGGGAGACGGAGGAAGTGGAGCTGCTACTCGTAATTTTAGATTATATTGGGATATAATCCCTATTAATGATTATATAATTAATACTGATTAAACATATGGAATTTATAAAACAAGGAACAAAAATCTATACCGTTAAAGAGGAAGTCAATAAAACGGAAAAGTTAAAAGAATTAACTACTGCTTTGAGTCGTTTGAAAGAAGAGGAAACTAATAAGATTGATGAAATTACAGCTTACTTTAAAGCGAGAAAGGAAATTATAGAATTACAAATTCAAGAATTAAATAATTTATAAAATAAAAATATGCCAACCGCAGTCCCCTATAAATATTATAAACAAACCGTTAATGGCAAGGATTCTTATTTTGCTCAAGCTGGCGAGATGACACCGCAAGCTGGTATTCAAAGCGTTGATTATAATGCTTTCCTAACTGGCATTAAAGCCACGCCAGGAGTTGAAGGCTATAAAACACAGTATGATTATTATCAAGCCAAAGAGCCAAATGCCTTAAATCAAAATGCCTCAACGGGATATATTATTAATCCTAACACCGGAAATCAACAACTGGAATCTCAATACAATGAGTCTATTGCAATGGCCAATAACCCAAATATGGTAAATATTGGTACACCTGAACGCCC